GTCCCCGCGCCTCTGCTTGGTGGTGATGACGCTGCGCTGGAGAAGTTGTGGAGGACGCAGCACTCGCTGAAGGAGTTCACCGATGCGAAGAACTTCAAGTCGTATGACGAACTGAAGGCTCGTCTTGAGCAGGTTCTTGGCGGCAACATCCGCGCAACCGCATCGGATGTGGTTGCAAAGGGCGGTGCTGAAAAGGCTGCTTTCTCTGATGAAGACGAGACTCCCGCTCCGAAGAAGTCTGTTCCGCAGCCCAAGAAGCCCGTGAAGGAAGCCGTCAGCACCGATGACGACGATACTGAATCGGCTCTCTCGTATTTCGAGAAGTTGGCAAGCGAAGACTAAACTCGCATCCTTCGGTTTCGCAGACAGGAGCGCACTTCGGTGCGCTCTTGTTTTATAGTGGTTTTACTGTTCCAAACTGCATTTGCTTTAGGGTTGGTTCGTTGTCTCTTATTCGCAAATCATCGTTGTAGTTGTTGGTTATGTTGCTTATGTTATTGTGAACTGCTGCACTGTTTACAGTGGTTCCGTTGGCGTTTCCTGTACCGGAAGCACTCTGCTTTGCAGTGTTGAGTGCGTCTTGTTGTGCAGAATATTCTCCAAGCATACGACCAAGACTTGTGTTTGGTGCTGCGGGTGTTAACACCGAACCATTTATTTGCGTTGGCTGGTTTGTTTGAATTGCTGTAATGCTTGACGGTATGTTTGCTACAGATGCAGCAGACAGAGCAGCACCCGATGCTGAAATAAATGCTTTCGGATTTTCTCTGAATTTTTGTAGTCTTTCTTCCTTTATGAGTCTTTCGCGGATTGTTTTAGTGTCTTCTCCTGCTCCGTATTGTGATTCATATCGGTTCAATATATCCAATGCTTGCGGTGCAGACAGTTTCTTTTCTGATACTAGTTGGGGAAGCGTTCTTGGATCGGCAGACATTGCCTTTATGTACTCTTCGGAAGAGCGCGCTCTGTTCTGTTCGTTCTCTATTGCTTGTGCTGCTGCTTCTCGTTCTCTGTCGCGGAATGCGTCACCAAATGTCCATGTATCAGATTGAAACATGAGTTCTGAAAGATTGGTGCCTGCAAGTTTGTCTATCACAGTGTTTACCAACCAAGCAAGACCTGTTCCTATTGCTGCTCCTACTGATGCCACTAGTGCTGGTACTACGAGCGTTGTCAGAGCAGAAAAGAGAGTTTTTCCTACTGATAGTAGTGCAGTAGATATTGCGGCACCTGCTGCTGCAAGTGCAGGACCAATCAATTTAACTAGTGTTCCTCCTGCTGCTCCTAGTGCGTTAGCCAGTGCTGTACCGAATCCAGATCCAAGCAAGTTTGCCGCCAGGTTGGATAAAAACCCTCCCCCTCCCTTGCCTGTTGCATCTTTACCGATTGCTTTTGAGACTGCATTTTTTAATGCAGAACCTTTGGTTGCTTCAAGTTCACTTTCTCGCGCACGTAGTTCAGCCGCATCGCTTTCGGGAATCATCTTGTTTTCCATCATGGAGCGGATGCGGAAAACTTCTTTGTATATTTGACCCAGAGTGGAATTGATGCCCTTTAATGCTGAATCACTACCGAGCGAGCCGTCCGTAGAAGGCACACCCGCCATCCTTTCTCCTCGTCCCAACTCTCCTCCGCGCAACCCCCCTTTTCCAGTTCTTTCGGATATTTTCTCTCCTAGTCGCTCGCTGTATCGTTCTAGTTCTTCTGATGCAAGTCTTCGTTGCTGTACAAATTGTCCTAGAAATCCACCAACCACAGGAATTTGTGACACCAATTTTTCTGGCAGTGTTTTTTTGAACTGTTGTACTCGTTCTTTCACATACTCCGAAAAAGATGTGCGTTTCTGCAACTGCACTTCTATCGGAGCAATGATTCGGTCTAGTTCGCTTGCTATTGCAGATTGGCTTCCGCGAGTTCGTTGAGCAATTTTTCTGATGAATATGAGTTTGTTGTATATCTGCTTTGCATCTATGGTTGATGCTTTCATAGACTCTTCGGATAAACTGGCGGCTTCTTGCAGCAACTCATATGCGGCTGCACCTGCGGGATTTGTTACATCAAACTGATCGCGGTTTTCTCGTATGTAAGCGTTTATTCGCGCTCTGACACCCGAAGAGTTTCCTATTACTAGTTGCTCTAGTTCACCTGTGCCAAATCCCATAGCAGCACGTTGTGCTCTAATAGCCTCAAGCAGTCCAATCATGTCAGACGGAGCATTTTGTCCCGATTGAGCAGATGGTTTCGCGTATCCTACTCGCATTTCAGGAGATAGGGGCAAAAACCTTCCTCCCTTTCTCCCCTGACGAGCAGCATACATCTGTCGTAGTTCTTTTTGTGTGACGCTTTTCTTTGCCATGATTCAGCCTCGCATCATGCTAATAAAGGTCACAGTTGTTTTTTGTTTAGTGCCCGATCTTTTTCTTTTTTCAGATGAGAGATAAGCATCTGTATGTATACCTCTCGTTCCCAGGGTATCATTTCTTCAATTTCTGCCAGCGAGTATCCGTGATGCTGCATCAGGTTGAAGTTTGTTTGATAAAAAGCCCCCAAGTCAGTGTGACACAGGGCTACCGAAAAAAATCGGAAACGTTTTTGAGTTCTATCCTCACCTTCTGATTACACTCGGAGCAAGTGTATGAGAACTCGTACTTTAACTCGGGAACGCTTTGTATGAACTCAAGTATCTTGGCAAACTGATCTGGTAGTAGATTGTCTATGAAATCAGACAACTCTTTGGGGTTTATGTCTTTTGCTTGGTGTACCTGATCGTTTAGTATCACCGACTCAATACACTTCTTGGAAAGATCAAATGCAATTTCCACTTCTGATTTGTCGTGATCCACATCGTGCATGGTTGGGTACTTCATAACAATAGACAGTTCTGGCGTGATAGAGATGGTCGGGTCTATTTTTGGCTTGTCTTGCTCGCTTATTGTGATCTGGTCTAGTTTGAGTTTGATTGAAGCCTCTTTTCCGCAGTGATTGCACACCGCCTGCGGTTTAACCTCTTCTCCCACAGATTTGCAGCGTATTTGTAGGAATGCGTACTCTGCATCTGCTGCACAGATTTTTTTTGTGTCAATCGTGTTTGATGTGCACGCAAGAATCACATTACGCATGGCATCATTTATTTGATTGATGCTTTTGGACTGCATTGCCAGAAGCAAGACCTTTTCTTCTTTTACTACAAACGGTCTGTATTTTGTTGTTATTCCTGACACAGGAAGTGTCATGGTGTATGTGGGGAGTGAAGCATTAGCCAAATTCAAAGTAGTCATCGTGAAATCCTTTAACTGTTTTTACTGAACTCGCGGAAATAGTCGGAAAATGTCTGATGGTTTTGTGCCACTGTTGTTTGCGTACCCAATGTATTCCGAACTGTACTTTCTGAAGTTCAAAACCACCTCTTGTCGCAGAAAATCGTTGTCTTTGTCGTATGCCATTTGTAGATCGCCTATAGATTTGGGGTACACTTCCTCAACAACAAATCTGTGGGTTGGTTGGTCTGATTTGGTCAGTATGTCTATTCTCATGTCGCAAATGTAATCGTTGTAGTACTGAAATTTGTAGTCGTCTCGGCGGCACACAAGATTGAACCAGTCTTCAAAGAATTTTCTCTCTCGCATATCAGCAGACAGCAATACAGATAGAGTCATTTCTCCTGCGTAGATTGCTTCATACGGCATATTTCTTGCTGGACCGTAGAATCTGTATGGAACGGTAGAGAATGATCTGCCTGGAACAGTCACAGAATCACACCGTATGGTCATGTTTCGCAACTGATCGTAATTTCCTGTATTGAATATGGGCGGAACGCCAAACAAAACCTCGTATCGGTTGCTAAAGGCAACACTTGAGCGGTTGATTGCATCAAATATCTGTCCAATTCCAGCGGAGACATCTGCCATTACGGTTTTCCTTGTACGATTTTTTTCCGTGTGTTCAAGTACACGGTTGCTGGTTTTGCTTCTCGGAATCTTCCTACGGTATGGTTTACCATTTCTTCCCACATATCAAACGGAACAACCACGGGTCTACGTTTCATGCCCTTCCATCTATAACTTCTGTAGCAAGGCTTGAAAAACCTGAATTTTTTTCTTGCAGACAGTTTATCGTAATCAACGAGTATTCGGGATCTCCACTCTTGGCTTCCCTTTATTGTGGGCAAGTCCCGCATGACGGAATCAAACAAGTACTTTCTGAAATCGTTTCCCAAAAAATGTAGATTTACGCCATCAAAGCCACCACGATACACATCTGTCACAAGCACTAACGGAAACGAATCGTAATATGTATTTCTTGAAACGGGGGATTGGCTTACAGGTTTGTATTTGAAAAATACTAGTTGACCGGGAAAAAGACGATTAGGAATAGACAGTTTTCCGTCTTGCTGCACCATCTGAAGAAATCTGATGTACAACTGCTCGGTTGCTCCTAGAGCGGTGGTTGTTTCTTCTATCAAAGCGAGCAGGTCTGATTTTTCATCGGATGGTTTCATTTTGCCTTTCCGAACAAATCGTCTTCTGTTAGTATTTTGAACTGCCAGCCTTTTGCATCAGACACACGTTTTGCTGCTTCCCATTTAGCCTGATTAGTGATCCAAGTCTTGACTTCCGTGATGTATCCCCTAGAAATCCTAGATTTTTTCTCTGGTTCGCGGCACTGCTTTTTCGGTTTTATTTCAACCAACCAGGTTTTTATTCCCTCTGTAGTCTTCAGTTCCACTAGAAAGTCTACAAAGTATCGGTGCTGCTTTTTGTCTATGGGACTTACATACGGTATTACCACTTCTTCGGAAGCCCATCGGAGAACACTTGTGCTGGTGTCACAGTATTTCATAAACTTTCGTTCCCACATACTTCTATAGATAATCTTTGTGGGATCTCCCATATATTTGGTGGGATTGGTGGGGGAAAAAAATCCTTTGTACGCCATACTAAATATGTAGTCGCAAATCAGAGGAATTCCATGTCTGCCATCCCAAATCCATTTCCATTGTTTACCACAGACGGCAAGCCTTTTGTTGCTACTAATCGGTACGGCACTGGTAGGTATAGCGAGCAATTTTACAATGATCAGATAGCGGATCCTGTTCTCAAGAGTCTTGACGGAACACCCGCCAAGCGCAGGGGTTCGCGCACCCGTCCGTCTGTCATGCGTTACCCGTATGATCTTGGAAACGCACAAGTTCCCCATGCGATGCAGTTCAAGATATTTTGGAGGTGGGAGAACAAAGATGTGGTGCAGAGTCTGAAATCCCAAAAAGCCGAAAGTGTAAAAATGATCGGCAATCTCAACACCCTTTCTAGTTTGGTGGAAGGCGGAAATCTTACACCCGATATGCTGCTGAAAAGCCCGCTGTCAAACGAACAGGTTTCTGCTTATTCCGACATAATAGATGATCCAAATTATTTGAAAGTGGTTGATCCCAATGCAAACGACAACATGGCAACTCTGTTGCAGAATAATCCTGGTAAGGCTAAATCGGTTTTGGAAGAGACAGTCAGATCCGAACAGATGCGAATATCAAGCATAGAGAACGAGTTGAGTAATGGTGCTGGCAGGGTTGGGTTGGACGAAACCGAGCGTTTGCAGATTCAAGACCGATTAAGCACCTCTATTTCCAATCTTGATATTGGACAGGCTGCTTTGGTTGGTGGAGGGGTCGGTTTCCTTGCAGGCGGCGCAGTTGGCGCGCCAGTTCCTGGTGCTGCAATAACAGGAACGGGAGTAGCAGGCACAGTGGGTGTTGCAAAAGCCGCAACGAGAGAGCCTGTGTATGACCAAATGGTTTCAATTTATCTTCCGTTTTGCACCAAAGTGAACAACGAGGACTCTTTTTTGTATGAAGACCCTTCACAGGCAATCATGGGCGGCGTGGTTGATTTTTTAGGAAGACCTGTAGACACTGCTGTGCAGGGACTTCAAGCACTTGTTCAGGGATCGCTTGACAAGATTTTGCCTGGTAGTGTTGGAGTGGGAACGGGAAAAGTCATAAACCCAAGACTGGAAAAACTGTTCAAGCAGAAGGATTTTCGGAACTTTTCCTTCTCTTGGGAATTCTATCCACGAACACCTCAAGAGGTTCAAGAAATCAAAGATATTATCGAAACTTTTCGATACCACTCC